CGATGACATAAATGCTGGAGGAATGATTGTTACATTATATCTATTTCCTTTAGCAAATCCACCCGCTGCAGCTCTTATTTTTTCTACACTAAATATGGTTTGTGGCATTAATAGTATTTCTTGCTATCATTCCAGACAACACTCTTTTTCTCTTTTTGAAATCTTTCAACTGGTAGGAATATTGCTATTTCCCACTCATCTGCGTTTATCCTCACGGTATTTGAACGAACATTAGAACCAAGATATCTTTTTACACAAGGAACTGCTCTCCCAATACCCTTTAGTAAATCGTATGATAATTTTAATCTTGTGGTTTCATCATATTTTTTATTAGTTGCATAATCATTCAATTCATCCATAAGGACTGCTCTTTCCCTTGGTGGAATATAATGTAGATTCAAACCATAGAATCCACCTTTAGCTTTCTCAAATGGAAACACCAAAGGATACATATCCCAATAAGGTAGTTTTTTAGCAAACTTTGGATCATATTTGTAGAATAACATTTTTCCAAGTGCTGCACTACCTTCTTCTTGTCTTTTAAGAAGTTGGCCTGGAGTCACTGCTCTCATTTGAGTACTTGCACTTGCCTGTTTGACCTTTTCTCTAAACCAATCCCCTGCCGCCCTAGCTTTTGCTGTCGCGGCACTTGTCTTAATTGCTGATTTGAGTGTGTCTAAAAAACTTTGATCTGATTCTTCTGCCATAATACTAATATTTAGTTAAATCTTGTTCAGTTAAAATTTGCCAATTCCAATTTCGGGATTCACAGTAAGTCATTGCTGCTTTCCACTTTGCTTCATTGACTCCCCATGTTTTGACTTCTCTGATAAATCTTCTTCTATTTGATTTTGGTTTGGGTGGTTTAGTTTGAACCTTTGATTTGATTTCTATAAGAGTTTCACCTTGTGAAGTTTTTACCCAAAAGTCGGGGAAATAGCGGTGGACTTTACCATCAATGGGAGAGCGATAAGGGATAACAATCTCTTCACTTGACCATTTTAATATAGAATCATTACCATCAAGATATCTCATGAACTTCAGTTCCAACCCCGAGCGATAAAATATGTTACGGTAATCTCCCCCATATTTGGATATATTTTTTGGTTTATAAAATCCTTTCTTAATCCTCATATAAATATGTAGTAACGGCATAAATCCGCCCAAATCGAATTATTAATTTATAGGAATAGTAATGAAAATTTATACAGAAATTGTTTGGTCATGGGATGATGAAAAAGGAGAGTTGGTAAGAGAATCTTCAAAATCTTATGATTATGAGGGCCCACTAACTCTTTTTAATGACAATTCAGTTGAAAGTACTATAGCGGCTCAAGCTTATGGTGCGGGAGATAGCTTCACATATCCAAAAAACACCAATCCCGGCTTACCTCATTATATAAGATTCATTGCAAGAAGGTCATATACATCTACAAGTACTGCAAGAGGAACATCAAATGGTGAAGTTGTTTTATATATGCCCCCCGATGCTTTGAAAACTTCATACAGTCAAACTATTGGTGATGTAGAAATGGGAGGTTTTATTAAGTTAGCTACGGGTCAAGGAGCAGGAGGTGCGGCCGGTGCACTCGCAGCAGGTGAATTTGCTGCAGCAGGAACTGGTGGAGAGGCGGCGATGGCAGCATTTGTAAAAAAGAACCTTCTTTCTGCAGAAGGTGGAATGAATCTTTTAAAGGATGTGGGTAAAGCAGCTGCTGGTGGTGCCCTAAAAAAGTTTGCTGGTACTCAAGGAGGTCAAGCAGTATCAAAGGCCACTGGACAAATTTTAAATCCACATAAAGCAGTGGTGTATCAAGGGCCCGGTGGATTTCGTACTTTCTCTTTCACTTTTGTACTGGTGCCAAAATCTGCAGACGAAGCCAAAGAAATTTTTAATATAGTTAAGTTTTTCAAAAAAAGAATGCATCCCGGCACTGGAGCAGGAGCTGGAATTAACAATATATCATCTGTTACCTTAACATATCCAGACGAATTTGAAATACAATATTTTGTTAATGGAAAACTAGCAGATGGTCAAGATCCTACTAAACCATTATTTAAAATTCATAAATGTTTTATGGAATCTTTTGCTGTAGATTATACAACATCTTCACTTGTTTCTTTTCTGGATGATGCTCAACCACTAACTACTACAATATCAATGGGATTTAAAGAAACACAACTTCTTACTAAAGCAGATATAGACGAGGGCTATTAATATGTCAGAATTTTTTTCAAATTATCCAAGAATAGCTTATGATATATCTGGTAGTAATTCTGTAGTTCCGAATTATACTATTGCTGTCAATTTAATGATTAGAAACAAGTTAAAAGATGCAGTTGAAGATGATGTAACAGTATATTATCCTTATGTTATTCCAGAAGGTATGCGTCCAGATGTTCTTTCTTATCAGTATTACGGAGATACAATTTATACTTGGACAATATTTCTTGCTAACAACATAGTAGATCCTTATTGGGAATGGCCACTCAGTTACAAAGATTTTAGAGAATATATATCAGACAAATATGGTTCAGTAGAAACAGCTCAAGGTACTATTCATCATTATGAATATATTGCAAGAGCTAGAGCTGAAAAAACAGGGACTAGTGATCCAGTTCCAGCGTATAGATTGGAAATTGATTATCAAACTTATACTGAGACAGCTGTTCTTGAAAGAGAAATAATCTATTCATACGGATATGAACAAGATCTAAATGAATCTAAAAGAGAAATTCAGTTAATTGATGCTCATACATACAATCTGTTCAAGATGAAGCCAGAGGGTTATTTAGATAATGGCTGGAGATCAATTAAAGGATACGGAAAAGAAAACCGCATTTAATCCTCTAAAGCAACCTCTCAGAGTTGGGGATTTTAGAATTACTACGATGAAATTAACATCTGCGAACCTTGATGTAGGAAGTGGTGGTGCTGAATTTTTAGATCTTACCACAAGTGTTTGGCATGAATTAAACTTTTATGAAGATATATATTCTCCAATCGTTTCTGGTGATATTACACTTACTGATACTGTAGGTCTGATAGAATCTTTTCCTATTATTGGAGAAGAAATACTTGATGTTTCTTTTTCTACCGCGGGTGCCGTTCTTCCACCCACTGCTGGGCCATCTGCTGTGGGTGGTGCTCCTCCTATATCGGAAGCACCGAAACAGATAATGAATCGCTTTAGAGTTTACAAAGTAGACCCGCCAGTTCAAGTAACAGATAATTCTAGAACTATTAAATTATACTTTGTAACAGATAATCAGTTTACAAATTTATTATCAAAGGTTAGAAAGATTATCCAACATCTGAAAATATTCTGTTTACAAGAACACCCAGTAATGATAAAACCTATACTCTTGCAGATGCAGCAAGAGATATATTTTATGATTTTTTCATTAAAGACAAAAAACCACATAGACAACCCAAAGCAAGAAAACCATTTTTAGTTGAACCCACAAGATATAAAACTGAACTAGTAATTCCAAATTGGAATCCGTTCAAAGCTATATCTTTTTTGGCCTCAAAAGCAGTGGCTGCGAATCCAGAAACGAAAGGTGCTAATTTTGTTTTTTATCAAACCCTTCAAGGATTTAGATTTGTTTCCATAGAAACTCTTATGTTGGGTGGTTTTAGACTTTTTCAAGAAAAATATACAGATGGTGCGCGGTAGAAAAAGACTATCCTCATTTAAAAAGAAATGCTATTTTAGAGGATGCCACTAATGATGGATCTTCACATATTCCCATTTATAGTGATGAAATTGTGGATGATCAAACTATGAAACCATTTGTGGCCTCTTATAAGTATATGCCAGCCAATATGGGAGAAAGTAAACAAGCTTCATACGAATCAGTAACTAGTTTTAGATTAGTTGATTCTTTTGACACGATGAAAAATGTAGCATTAGGTATGTATGCAAATCGTGTTATTACTCATGACCTTATCCAAATGAAAGTAGATCGAAGAGATTTTCATTATGTTACACCATCTTCTACGGTTTCTGTGAAAGAAGTGGATGGTACTGTAACATCTAAACAAAATACAGAAAAGGGTAATCCAGAAAAAACACAATTTGATGCATCTGTTTCAGCTGAAATTGGTAGGTTGTGTTCAGACAATGCTGATTTTTTAGGTAAACCAGAAGCTCACATATCATTAGTTCCAACAACTTTTGGACAAGCAGGAGCTCTTAATACTGGGCCCAAGAAAGAATTTTCTATAGCAAAGGATAATCAACTTCAAGCAATAACTCAAGAAGATAATAAAGATTCTACTGGATTTGCTGTAAAAGAAGATATAAAAGAAAATCATGTTGAAGATGTCATTGCTAGAAGAATATCACAAAGGTTACAACTTGATAGTGTTAAAATAAACTTTTCAGCTCCTGGCGATTCTTCAAGAGAAGTTGGTGATTTGATTTCATTTGATTTCCCTACAGAAAATTCAAAAGTGGCTGCTACATCTGGTCGGGGAACTGGCCATAAGTATTATAGTGGTAAATTTTTGATTACCTCATTAAGACATAAAATTACACAAGATGAATATACAATACACGTTGAAGCAATTAAAGATGGATATAAGTCTGCAATATCTTCTACATTTGAAGCAACTGACCCTGTTATACAAATACCAAATCCATTAACTGGAATACCACAATCAGCTGGTACATGGGAAGGAAAAGATACAGATGAAGCACTTGCAGTATCTGGTAGACTAAGAGGACAAGCGGGAAGATAGGAAAAAAATATATGGCTGAATTTATGGGGAAAGATGGATTTGTCTGGTGGCAAGGAGTTGTCGAAGACCGATATGATCCATTATATCTTGGAAGATGTAGAATTAGAATTCTTGGATGGCATACTGAAGATAAAACTGATATGCCAACAGAATCTTTACCTTGGGCTTATCCTGTTCAACCGATTATCTCTGCTGCACAAACTGGTGTAGGTATTAGTCCAACTGGGCCTGTTGAAGGAACGTGGGTTGTTGGATTTTATCGTGATGGTGAACAGGCACAAGAACCAGTTTTCTTTGGAACTCTTGGTGGAATACCTGCAGATCCAGCTGACTCTAGTAAAGGTTTTGCTGATCCAAGAGGTGACACCGGCGGCCCGGTTCATCCACAACTTGAACCATTAAAAAAAGATATACCAGTTAATGTTCTTACATTTAATTCTGAAAATCCAGCAAAAAATATTCCTTATCCACCAGTAGAAATTAAACATTAT